TAACAACGAAAGAGGCCGTTCACCACCTACCTGACATTATTATTAAACCGGACGCCGGCGACTCGGGGGTCCCCCCGAAGGGAGGGGTCGAGCCGGCTTCCATCCCCCCTCGGGGGTAGGGGGGCGGAGTAATAGGAGTTTACATACCTCTAAGGATACTCTGACCCATTCCCGAAGCTCGTCTGGTTCCACAAATTCTCCGCGAACTCGTCCAGAGTACTCGGGTCGGTTACTTCCGAACCTCCATTCGCAAAATTCAAGAAGGCGTCCCAGGCTGAGGCACAGATCCCTTGGATAGTACTCTTCAACTCGTGCCAGAAAAGTGGATGCATCTGGGCAGTCTCGTAGAAGGTCTCTCCATCCGGTGTTTCCACGACCGGACTCAAGCTCTGCAAGTTCGAAGTTACGAAGCGCCTCAGTGTCATATTTCGTGCAATATTCTGCCACGGCTTTGGCGCTTCTCGGCTTCTGTATGTTAGGATGGTGTCCATCCACGTCAAATATGCTTGTGTCAGCAAAGCGCTTCCTGGTGTCCCAACTCGCGTAAGCGTGAATGTGAGGGCTCCCGTCGTCGTGAGGTTCACATGCAACGAGAAATCGTCGCACACCAAGGTCGACCAGTAGAAAATCTCGTACCCGTTCGCGGGAAAGGTCGCCTGATTGCGGGTAGGTGAGAAAAACATCGCGTCCATCAAACGCGAAATTCCTGGTGCCGCTGGACATAATATTACCCAGCGGCACTTGGCACTTGGCACACCTATATATAGGGTGTCCAAAATCGAAAAACTTTTCGATGGCCGGCTATTTAGCACAAAGTGCTTTGTTCACGACAACAGCACTTGCCATATCGGGTTATGCCCTATACGACGACCTCACCAATAACAAACGGAAGTTCGCAGAAATTACACCACCCCCAACTCCTGGAGCTTCTAAAAAAGGTCGACAGAATCTTAGAACTACTCGAACAGCTATGCCACGCATGCGAAGGTCCCGATTCGGACGTAGAAGACGTTTCGGACGCCGAAACGGTCGAACTCGCGTGAAACGCGTGCTGCGCACTGCACGGCGCCGCCGCTTTAAGCGCGCGGTGACCCGTATTCTAACAAGGAAACTCGAAACATTCAAACGCCACTACCTCGAAGAGGCGTTCACACTCGCGCCTGGAAATGGAACAACGGGAATGAACGTTCGCGTTTTCGCTCCATGGCAATCTGCCTTTACTCAAGGAAATACCAGCGCGAATATCCATGGTTCTAAAGTTCATCTATGGAAGTTTATGTGGCGTCTCAACATCAAGGGACTCCTTGCCGGAGACGTCCACGTTCAGATACTTTTTATCAAGAGTGATTTCCAGATGGACGTAACAGCTGCGGCTACAAATACAGACAATGAAGGCGCTAACATGACGCCTGCTACCGATGTCGATTCAGTTCCCACGCAGGTACCGCCGAACAGCAACTTACCGCTCTTCGATACGACAGCGACGCCCGGACAATTTGCCGGACTCAGTCCAGTCACGAAGTTTAACAACGACAACATTTCCATACTTAAGATATGGAACTTTAAGCTCCACGGTTTCGGCCAGGCTGGCACAGACCCGTTTCTTGACACCACGCTCACGTTCCCTTTTAACAAGGATGTACAAATCCAAGAGACAGACGGAACGATTGATGGAATCCCTCGATTCTTTGGACCAACTGGTCGTGGCAGACATAGCGACCAGTACTACATCCTTATGCGCACTTGGGGACAAGATTTTATCAGCGCAACAGATGCTATCGACGTTGACCATAGGGGACTTTTAATGTGGAAAGAAATCTAGGTAGGCAGGGAGCTTCGAAGCCGTTAGGCTGAGGGCGACCGTTCAAATAAAGGACTATATATATCCACTATCACGGTATTAGCTCTAAGCCATTCCAGTTCAACTCCGGAAAGAGATCCACGAGGATCTGCATCCCGGTTGCACAGCCATATGCATGGTTTTCCCCATTCCACAGTTCGCTTCTTTCGGTACTTGTCGGTAAGAACGAAGCGCTTTTGACTTCCGAAAAAGGACTTCCATTGTGGGAAGAACTTGATGTTGAAATCGTCGAGGACGATATACTCGACCGACGAGTCCCAGTCGTCGAGGTTGAACTGCCCGCATAGGTACATGTGCGGGCCAAGAGATCTTGCCCACTCAGTTTTCCCGAGTCTTGATGCCCCGCATAATAACAACGAAAGAGGCCGTTCACCACCTACCTGACATTATTATTAAACCGGACGCCGGCGACTCGGGGGTCCCCCCGAAGGGAGGGGTCGAGCCGGCTTCCATCCCCCCTCGGGGGTAGGG